GCCGCAACTCAAGACCCACAGCAAATGCTTGAACGGGTAAAGACGGTTGCGGAACTTGGCGGTATGCTTGATAAGAACGGAACCCTTGACACTGAGCGTCTGTTGCAGTTAGCAATCGGACAGGTCTTACCTGGTGCATCCGAGAAAGTATTACTGCCCAAGGAAACTGCATCTCAGAATGCGGTCAATGAAGAGCGTCAAACCATTGCCGAGTTGGTTGCGGGAGTTCCACCAAATGTGAAACCTTCCGATGCTCACGAATTAAAGATGCAAGTATTTCAACAGTGGTTGGCACAACCCGACATTCAACAAAAAGCTCAACAAGATCCGGCATTGCAGGAGCGTATTCAAAACTACATGCAACAGCGTCAGATGCAGATTCAACAGCAGGCAAATGCTCAGATTGGCAGACTTGGCGCGACTCCTACGCAGTTCGGGCAAACCGCAGACGCGGCATAGAAAGGAACCAACATCATGCCAATGGTAGGTAAAAAGAAATTCGGATACGGAAAAACCGGAATGGCTAAGGCCAAGTCCTACGCTAAGAAGACCGGAAAGAAGATGGTTAATAAGCGTGGCAAGCGGAAGACCAAGTAAAGTAAATTCACCCCGCAGGATTCGTAAGGGTGAACCTGGTTACGGCAAAAAGAAATTTGTCGTGCTTGCATCTGAGGGTGGCAAAAAGAAAACCATACGCTTTGGCGATGCTAACTTAAGTATAAAGAAGAACCAACCTGCCCGTAAGAAAAGCTATTGTGCGAGGAGTGGTGGCATCAAGGGAAAGAATACTAAATTGAGCGCTAACTATTGGTCACGCAAAGCTTGGAATTGCTAAGATGCCTGCAAAGAAGAAAGCTAAGTCCCGCGTCAATGAGGCGGGTAACTACACCAAACCCACCATGCGTAAGCGTTTATTTGAGAAGATTAAGCGTGGGACCAAGGGCGGACGGGCAGGTCAATGGTCAGCTAGGAAAGCTCAAATGCTCGCCAAGGAATACAAATCCAAAGGCGGAGGGTATCGCAACTAATGGCTTTAAAGAAGTCACAGAAGTCCCTCAAGCGATGGACCGGACAGAAGTGGAGAACCGCTTCCGGCAAGAAGTCTTCTGAGACAGGTGAGGTCTATGCACCTGCCAAGACAATCAAGAAATTAAAAAGCACAAAATCGGGTAGGGCAAAACTTGCGGCGGCCAACAGGAAGAAAAGGGCGGCCACCAAGAAAGGTAAGCAACACGCCAGGCACGGTCTGCATAAAGGCAAAAAGAGATAAGCATGTGCAACATCTGCAAAGAGAATGGTATTGGATCATTGTGTTGGTCATGTTCTTCATCGAGCGAGACGCGATTATAGAACTTATGTTTTTAAGCCTATCCTTACTTTACGAACTCCTAAAATGAAAACCTACCACGAAATTGACCCCGAAGAAGCGGTGACCGCCCTGGTCTCACTCAAGAACGATCCAAACTTCAAGGCATACATCAAGATGCGTGAAGCAATGCGCGAGGAAGTGATTCGTCAATTGCAGTCCAAGGTTGTGATCGATAGCACCAACAGACACTTTATGATGACAGGCAAATTGGAAGCGATAGACGAGGAGTTGGATAACTTCTACAAACTTTAGTTCAGTCATAACCACACACAGCTCGCACGGTTGGGGGTGACCGTGCGGGCTTTTTTATTGCCTCTGTAACTACATTAGGCTATATTTTGCTACACTAGGCTTTATAGCCTTGACATGTTATGGAAACAATTACCGAAGAGGTTGTCTCGGAGTCCTCTGAAAATTCCGTGGATAGTGAAACGCAAGGAGATGGGAATGTCTCGATGGCCGAATTTGCCGATCAGTTACTGAAAAGCAGACAAGCCAAAGAAGCAGAACCTGAACCGACCGAAAGTGAGGACGAACCCGCTGAAGAGACTGCGGAGCCTACGGAATCGCTTGAGGACCAATCCGTCGAGGAGACCGAAGCCGAGGAGGAAACTTCAGAGCAGACAGAACCTCAAGATGTTCTTTCTAAGAAATTCAATATAGACCTGGACAGTTTGTCCGAGGAGGAAAGTCGAGAACTCGCAAAGTCGCTGAACGCATCTGCGGTCAAGCGGTTCGGAAGACTAACCGCTCAGAAGAAAGCATTACTTGCAGAGAATGCTGAGTTACAGGCGCAAGCCCAACAAGCTCAACAACCCGTAAGCAGTGAACTACCTGAGTTCCTTAAGGATAACGCTTTACATAATGTTGCTGACGAATCCGCACTATTAAAGGAAGTCGAGAACCTACAAACGCTCATTGAATGGGCAGACGAGGGGATGGATAACGAGGTGCAATACGATGACAACGGCAATGAATATGTGCTGAAGGATGGAGAGAAAACCTACACCAAAGCCGAGCTAAAACGCATTCAGAAAAACGCGAGGAAGATTCTTCGCAAGGATGCTCCGGCAAGGCAAAAGTGGATTAAGGAGAGATCCCAATCTGATCAGCAAGCGGTTCAAACCTTTCAGTTCCTTGGGGAACCCGAAAGCGATGATTACAAACTGTTCATGCAAGTCAAAGCTTCACCGCTTTACAAGCCTTTGGTTGATTATCTTCCCAATAGCAACTTTGCACTTGGGTTAATGGTCGAAGGAATGAAAGCAGTGCAAAGCAGACAAGCACAGGCGAGCAAGCCGAAACCCAAACCCAAAGCTCCGGTAGCGAGCGCGGAAGCGGGATCAAGTAGGCCGAAAACGCCCCAGGCTAAGAAGAACAAAGAGGTCGATGCCGCGAAGCGCAAATTCGATGCATCGGGATCAATGGCGGATTATCAGAATTACATGAAACTCAAGCGGGCAACCGCATAACAAAAATCTTAAAATTACCAAGGAGGTAAAAATAAAATGCCTAAAGCAGCATCCTATAATACCGTAGGCCAAAGAGAGGATCTCAGCGATGTGCTGACCATCCTCGAACCTGAGTCCACACCGTTTGTCTCAATGGCAAACAAAGCAACCGCATCCGGAACTTTCTTCGAAGTTCAAGTTGATGACCTTTCCACCGCTAACTTCGATGGAGTTAACGAGGGTGAGGATGTAACCGCATTCGACAACAAAGCCGCAAACCGCGCTCGTATCGGAAATTACATTCAGAAGTTCCGCCGCACTTACGCAGTCTCTGATATTGCAGAACTCGTTGATACAGCGGGAGTTGCGAATGAATTTGCCGCAAGTGAGGCAAAGGCAGTTCGAGAAATCAAGAGAGATCTCGAAGCCGCCGTTTGTTCCGCACAAGATCGTCAAGCCGATTCCGGTGCAGGCGCTCCATACAAAACTCGCGGAATGTTCAAGTGGCTCGGAGTTGGTGGTCAACCATCCGATGTTCCAACGTTCGCTCAGAATGTTGCAAATGACACCACCGGAACCCAAACCGAAGCTACCTTCAACAGCGTCCTTCAGGAGCTTTACGAAGCCAATGGAATGCCTGGTGGTCAGCTTACTCTTATTGCCGGACCGCAGTTGAAGAAAGAGATCAGTGATTTTGCCCGTCAAGCAGGCGGAGCAGGATTTGCGTTCTCCGTAACTCAACCCGCAGAAAGCAAGAAGATCACTTTACAAGTGAACCTATATTCCGGAGATTTCGGCGATGTGGCCATAGTACCCTCGGTTTTCCTAAACCGCACCTCCGGTAGTTCCACTATCGACGGTGACGCAGGACTTCTTATCGATCCTGAGTATGTTGCTATCCACACTCTCAAAGCTGAGTCCAACTCGGAACTTGAGAATCAGGGAGGTGGCCGCAGAGGTTTCTGTGATGTAATCGCCGGGCTTGCATGTCACATGCCTAAAGCTCACGGTTTCTTTAACTAATTCTAAACAATAAGGAGATTATTCAAATGTCAGAATTAAGTAATAATGAATCAGGACGTGGGTTTACTCACATTTACACCGCTACCTTCGAAGACTTGCAAACGATTGGTAACGGCGGGCAGAAGACCCTCGCAACCATCCCTGCCGGGGGTGCTGTTGAGATGGTCGGAGTGTATGAAGCCGAAGCCTTTGCAGGCACAACTTCCCTCGTCATTGATGTGGGAACCACAGGCGGAGATCCCGATGAGTTCATCGACGCTCTTGATGTTGATGCCATGAGCGCTCCCGTGTTTAACACCGGAGACGCATTCACGGGCAATCAATCCCAACCCGTTGGTGGAACCAACACCGCCACTTCCATTCTTTTGGAAGTCACTGATGCCGCAATCGCATCAGCAACGGCAGGAAAGATTGTTATCGGACTTCGTATTGTTGACCTCGGTCAATTTGCATAAGTCATAATTTAGTTGTGGGTTAAGCCCCCTTCGGGGGGCAAGCCCGCACCTAACCACACAACAAATATGGCGGATATATTTTTACCGAAATGGAAGGAAGGGAACGGTTCAAAGTTCATGGAGAACCTGGACCGTTACTTGCGTTACGAAGTAGACCTTGAGAAGCATGAAGCATCCATGCGTGAGCAAATGGCTCGCAAAGAAAACTCTGAGATGGGTTCTGCGCACACTGAGGGACTTGGACAACTCAAAGGTACAATCCCTGCTCGCGAATACTTTCGTTGGCATCAAGCAGAGCGTGGATGTTGGGGAGATAAGAGTTTCGTAAAATCCTTCCTCCGCGACAATCCAAGCTTCAAAGCGAAGTCGATGGAAAAGAAAAGCTTTAGTGGACCAAGCTTCAAGACAGCATGAGGACTATTGGCGTAAATGAGATGGTAACAAACCTCACCCTGATGGTTGGGGTTGATTCATTTCTGACCGCTGAGACCAATGCCGCCATTCGCTCTTTCAATCGCTATGGCCGATTAGCATGGGAACGGGCAAGATGGCCTGACACCATTCGCTTGGAGCAAAAGATTCCTGACATTCAGGTTCGGAATGTAAACATTACCAATGGCGGAAGCGGATACACCGGAACTCCATCCGCAGGTTTTTCAGGCGGAGGTGGAACAGGGGCCGCCGCCACGCTTACGAAGAACTCGGACGACGAGGTTAATGGGGCCGCTGTTACGAACCACGGCACAGGATACACTTCCGCGCCAACGGTAAATATAACGGGAGGCTCAGGAAGCGGGGCAACCGCAGAAGCGACAATCATCGCAGTCCTTGAGTTGGGTAACACGATTGGCGAGATCCTTCGGGTCACAGAGCATGACCCCTACGAAACAGGGAACACAAGAGACCTTGCATTTCGTTTGGAATTTTCATCTGCAACTGCCACAGACTACGGACAAGCAGTCCTAGTTGACCGCTCAAGTACAACGCCTGTCTATGTACTTTACCGCACACCATTCCCTGGCTATGCCGCAGGCGAAGAGTTCCCTTATGTGTTTTCGGAGTATGCAGTGCTTGGTGCGTATGCGGATTATCTTTTGACCGATGGACAGTTTGAGAAAGCGGGTCCAATTCAAGCACAAGCAGAAGCGGTCATCTTGCAGGAACTAGACAAGCTTGAGCGTCAATCTATGCAATCAAGCAACATACAATTTATCACTTACGGAACCACATCACCAACAGGAATATAATATCATGGCATCAGAATACAGAGGATTAGGGCTTAATGGCGGAGAATATATTAATGATACGGCGGCCCACACAGGCAACTTCTTCGCAATCCAAGCGACTGAGGACACGGTGCTTGCCGCGCAGACATCAAACATCACCAACCTTGCAGATATTTGCACGGGTCAAGATGCAACAACCTTATCCGCCGGAACCGTACTTTACGGAAACTTTCAGAGCATAACTCTGACAAGTGGAGCGTTAATAGCCTACAACATCTAGGATGGGATCATCCGTTATATCTCTCGGCCTCGGACTCGGAGGCGGAAAGGCGGCTACATCGAGCGGTCGTGCGGCGGGTGGTGGTGGTGCGTTTGCCAACGGGTTTAGCGGAAGCTTTGATGGAACAAACGATGTTGCTTTAACATCAGGGACTCCTGTTGATCAAGGAGATATGACGAATGGATACACTTTTTCCGGTTGGATGTTTCGTGAAGATGATCCTAATTTAGCAAGTAATGGAGGAACAACCACATGGTTGGGAGGGGCTTATGCTAGTGCGGCGGATAGTGCGGTATTTCCGCAACTTCGATGGTATTTAACCGATGAGTATTTTAACGGTGGCGTATACAAATTGATTCGGTGGTATCACGGAAGTAAGACCATTAATAATTCTTCGATATTAATACCTAAAGGCGTTTGGTCTCACCTCGCAGTCACATGGGATGGGTCAAATACAGTAACCACTTTTTTGAATGCCTCGCAAATTGGGCAAATAACTAATTCAGGTTCGCTTGTTAGTCGTGCCGACAAGATGTTGATCGGTAAAGGTCATTTCATGCACAAAGGTTTAGTGGATGAAGTGGCATATTGGAATAGCGAATTATCATCTTCCGACATTACAGCAATCTACAATAGCGGAGTCCCTGCCGACCTATCTTCTTACAATCCTGTCGGATGGTGGAGAATGGGTGATAATGATGGGGGTACAGGTACTACGGTTACCGACCAAGGAAGTGGAGGTAACGATGCAACTATGCAAAACGGAGCGTCCTTCTCGACAACTGTACCATCATGAGCAAAACATACTGCATAATTAATTCCACCGATGTTTCGAGCGTCGATTTTGATCAAGTATTTGAGACCTCAGAAAACACTTTGCGCTACTCACTTGATGGTTCCCAAACCTTTGTAAAGTACGAGGGTAATAAACCTAGATTTCTGTACGGCAAAACGGCTTATTCGTATTCAGAAATACTTACAATCCTAGATGGTCCTGAGTGGACGGAACCGATAGAGTAATGGCAACGGAAGTCGGAGAGAATGTGCAAGTCAAAGCTAACTTGGCATTTATGGCGAAAGTCATCGCCATTGTCGGCACTGCTGTGTGGGGCTACTCCGTCATTTGGAACAAAATTAACGAACTCGACAATAGCTTGGGGAGAGTGCAACACGAAGGCACTCTGCTTGGCGATCTATCTGCTCGCATGATGCACATAGAGAAGTTTGCAGAACAGGCAAAAGCGGATCTTGATCATTTGGTGGAGATGCAAGATGCTCCAATCACCTCAGACTATCAGCAGTTTGAGCGACTTAATTATTTAGAAAAGGAGTTGGATAGACTCCGAGATAAGGTGGAAAAGTGAGATGGAAGTTTCGCATTACATGTTTGCAGGAGTTGGAGTTGCCCTCTCCATCCTTGCGTTCTTCATTAAACGAAACAAGTGGGAACTTGAAAAGATGAATGAGAGACTGCGTCAGCTTGAAATTGCGAATGCCGGGCAATCCAAGGATCTCGCTTACCTGACCAAGCTAGCCGAGGATCGGCGCGAGGATGTGAAGAATCTATTCAAACGCTTGGAGGGTAAATGAAATGTTTGAGTTACTTACGCTCTTTCTTACCGGTGGGGGGTCAGCCGCAATGGGGAGTATTCTCAAGGGCGTGTTTGGGGCGATTACCGATGCTCGTCAACAGAAGTATGAAATGGAAATGGCGAGGGAATGTCGTAACAATGAGTTCGCTCTACAATTCCAAGCGTCACTCGGTAGCGGTCCTGGCGGAGCTTTTACTCGTGCTACTAGGCGCATGCTTGCTCTTATCGGCATGTTCACGCTCAGCTTCATCACCTGCATCACCACCATCTTCCCAAGCGTTCCACTCGTCAGTACGACAAATATTACCGGGGAAGGACGAAGAGAGTTCCTATTCGGACTCTTCAGTTTTCCGGCAGAGCAAGCCCCTTTGGTCGTTACAACGGGACATATTGCACTCTTCGAAGCAACCGTCGTGTTGCCGTTAATTATAGGATTTTATTTCACACCTGGAGGGAGAAGATGATGTTTGATCGAGTTTCGTACATAGGCATGAGCGGGACGCTCGCAACCTTCGGATTATCCGCATTTGATTCCGTAATCGGAATCCTTGTTGGCCTAGTCACCTTGGTCTACATGAGCCTCAAACTTTACCAAGAAATTACCAAGAAGTAATGCCACGCTACACTCCCAATGGTCCGCTTGACGATCCTATCTTAGTAGACGGGGATCGCGGATTTCGTGGTATCGATTCATACCTTGAGAACACATCTTTGCAGGGTGGGTTTGTGGAGACTAGTGAGAATATGCGTCTCACCGGAGACTTGGCGGAGACCCGCAAGGGTATTGATTTTTTAGCGGGAAACCTAACCCTCACCTACGACACGGATGAGCGTGTATTTTGTAGCACATTGTTCTCAGACCCGGCTAGCGGCACTGAGTTTGTGGTAGTTGCAACCAAGACAAAAGCAATCATTTGGAATGACGCGAACAACTCAGGTATCGCAATTGATTATCCCGTTGGCGAAGTAGTCGCAGATGCGGATGGAGCATCCTTCGTTCAGTCCTTAGAAAAGCTGATCCTATTTCGTGGTAAAAATAAAACCCCACTTGAATGGGATGGAGACTTTGCATCACCAACTGACTTCGTGGTCAAAGCAAATGCAAGCCCAGGAGGCGGAAACATCCAATGCCCAAATACGGACTTTGGTTTATTCTTTCGTAACCGCTTAATTGTTCCACAACCCACAGATTCAAACTACACGGTCCTGATGAGTAACTTGCTCAATACGGATGTGTACACCACCGCAGACGCACAGTTCAGGATCAACAAGGGAAGTGCGGATAAACTCGTAGGATTCTTTCCCTATCAAGAAGATCAGTTGATTGTGTTCATGCGTAACTCGATCCATATGATCAACAACATTGCCACGGTGAGCGCGGCAAACACTTACGAGATCACCCGTCAGCATGGATGTGTAGCTCGCAAGAGTATCGCACAGAGCGGACCCCAAACTTTCTTCCTGTCCGACAATGGGGTCATCGTACTGTCTCCTGGTACGGACCCCGCAAAAGGACTCGGAGTGGCAATTAGTAAAGTAAGCGGAGAAACCATACCGATGACCCGCCCAATACAGGATCAGTTCGATGAGGTAAACTTCGCACATGCGGACAAGTCCTGCGGAGTGGTGCATGATAACAAGTATTACCTCGCTGTACCCACGGGCAGTTCAACCGTTCCCAACGCAATCTTCATTTTCGACTTACTTACCTCAACATGGATAAGCGTGGATAGTTACCCCGCAATGTCAGGTAGCTTGGCATTCCATGTGGATGATTGGGTCATCTGCTCACACGGGAGCAACCCGACTAGACGCAGACTCTTCGCCTGCAATGACACCGGGTTTTACCTAATGGAAGAAAACCAAACGGATGATTCCGGTCGCAAGATTGGATCAACCTCAGAGTCCGGCACAACCGCAATCGCGGGTAAGCTGAAGACGAGATCCTTCACCTTTGATAGTGTCGATGTCAAGCGTTGGAGGCGCGGACAAGTCGGAGTCAACACTGTGGCATCTGATGCGTTCACCGTAAAGGTCAACACCATCGATCCTGACACATCAAGCACCGTCTTGACGCACACCGCTTCGGGGACCGAAGAAGCGTTATTGCGATTCGGAACGGGTAGGGTGCGTGGCTATGGGGCTTCGGTTGAGATTGATGTCACTGCGGGGAGACCAAGCTTTAGACACATCTCGCTCGAAGCGATTGCCAACGGACTCAACGCCAGGAGGGAAGTTGCGTAATGGCAATCACTGCGTCAGTCACAAGAGGTTTTACATTTGCCACAGGTGTGGATGTAACCGCCGCCGCACTCAACCAACTTGGTGAACCAACTGTCACAATCAACGAATCGAATGTGAACATCACAGGAGGAACGGTAAGTGGCTTATCCTCACCCATCGCAATTGGGGATGGCGGTACAAACGCAACCTCCGCAAGTGCCGCGAGATCGAACCTTGGACTAGGCACGATTTCCACGCAAGCGAGCAACGCCGTGGCGATAACAGGTGGGACCATAAGTGGGACCATTATGACCCTAAAGAGTTATGCAGTCAGCGGAGTACCATCCGCAAGTCCTGCGGGTCAGATTATATTTGTTACTGATGGAAACGCAGGAGCCGCAACGGTCGCGGTGAGTGATGGGTCAAATTGGAAGGTGGTCGCGTTGGGGTCGAATATATCG